ATCTTGGAACGCCCTAGCCAGCACATCACTCAGGGAGTCCATGTCATTGTTGAGAAGAGCGCGACTGACCTCCGGCGCTGCGGTTGGCGGCAACTCCTCCAGACCCAGCTTCTTTACGAAGGATGGCCCGATCCCTTCGTCTGTGAGAACCTTGTTAATATTCTTGCGTAGCGTTTCAAAGCTAGGCGCCCGCTGCTGGGCGGCGTCCAACTCATTAATCAAGCCTCTCTTGAACGCCCGCTGCTGTGCCTCGGCAAATGTCTTTGACATACCAAGCTCACTTAAAAGATCACTGTTGTAAGTTCTATCCGCAATCGAACCCTCAAAAAGCGGCCTGTCCTTTGCAACTCGTTGAGCCAGCGCCGGATGCAACTGAGACATAGCATTGGCTTCAATTAGAATCTCTTCCTTCATGTCCGTTAGACCAGGAAACAAAGTTTTAGAGTCGTAGTTCGCCCCTTCACCAATCGCCTTGGCGATATCGTCATGCTCTTCGTACCTAATACTTTTTCTGTATTTTTTGTCGGGTGCTAGCTCTTTTGAGTCCTGTGCTTGCCTTGCTCCAGAGGAGCTTACAGAACCTCTTTGTAGGTCAGGAGTCGCATATAATGGAGTAACTGGATTGTACAAGGTATCGGATTCGTCCACCGGAGTACGACCCGGACGAGACCGCAGTTCCAAAAGCTCGTCTTCAAATCTTTCACTAAACTTCCCGGCGGCACGTTGTTTATGCTTCATGCGCATCCGCGTTAGAGCCGATTCGGCTATAGATTCTGCCCGAAAAGTTTCCATCTGCCTTTCGATATCACCGCCGCCGCCAAACATACGAGCAAAGACACCCGTCTGTCTCTGTGTCTCACCCCCATCGGTTCTAAAACTAAGCCTCCGCTCTGCCGACTGGTGTGCGGTTTTCCAGTCATCTAATAGATCAGAAATCTGTTTTTCTCTTATTTCATCCACATCAAAACGAGACATGTCTCCCCTGGGCAGAGGCAAAGAATCTGCTGGCAACCCTCGTATCATCACCTCGGCCTCCGACAGAGATCGAGCTTTATGCAGATTCTGCTGAAGCAGGAAGACTGATTGATCCTGACTAATTGAAGAACGTATAGATGCCGAACCGTGAGAGCCGCCACCCGAATCAAAAAACTTATCAATAGACTGCATGGCGCTGGAATCCAGCGTCTCCTGACTTTTAGCTACGGCTCTGGTGTCCTCAAGCATCTGGTTCAGGGTCTTGTAGTTTGGATCCGCATTAAGGATAACTTCTTGCATCCGTTGCATCGGACCATACTCAGTCTTGCCGCTGATCGCCTGCTTCATCTTATCGTTGCGCGCTTTTATAAGAATTCGCTGCGTTTCTAGAGCCTCTTCTATCGTCGGAGGCGCGTCAAGGAGACCATACCCCGTACCACTCATCTTGCGTTGAATGATCTCGTCGACGCTCGGAATAGGGTTAGCCTTCGCCTCCTGATCCATGCGATTGAACGCCTTGACTGTGTCGGTCTGAATCTCTTCAACAACCAGTGCACGAAGCGGAGCATTACTCTTTGGGTCCAGTATATCCTGAACGCTAAAGCGAACGTGGCCAAAGAACCCCGGTAGCCGGTCGCCAAAATAATCGTGTGCCGGTGGAGCTATAAAGCTGCCATCAATCTGCGCCGAATCGTCAGCAAACAGCATCACACCATAGTTTTGCTGGTTCTCCGTCGAGTTCCCCAGCCGCTGCATAGTAGACGCGGCTGTTCGCTCCGGAGCAACAAAGTTTCCATTGTAAGAAACACCAGTATCTTCAAACACAGTCTTAACTTTGTACCGGGGAGACAAAACATCCACCACATCGCGGAACTCGCCCAGGCTAATCTTCTTGTCGCCCTTAGACTTCAAGTAACCCTCAATGCCAAGAGACCGTAGCTCCGTACCCACACGAGGCTGACCGCGCAGCTTCTCCAGCAGCTTCGCCGCCGTAATCCCGCCCGTCGGAATCTCAATGTTCTCCAGCGCAGCACGAAGCGGCGAGTAAATACCCGTCTCACTAAATGCAGAAGACCCCGAATCAGTCCTGTCCTTAACCGTCGGAACAACCGCCTCGTTGTCCGGACTGACAAACATGTCCTCTTTCTCAGACTGAACCTTCCGTGGACCGCCCGTCCCAGAACCTTCGCCCGCAGCACGACTCTCAACAACCGTGGATCGTGGAGCACCGTCCGCACGTTCACTGCGCATGATCGACGGTCCACCGGCGGTTTGTGGTTGCGGCGGGAAGAACCCTTGGTCAGTCAAACGAGAAATGTAGCTTGCCACACCAGAGCTTAACTCCGGCAGGATGTCCTTGGCCTTGCTAGCCAAACTTGCACTCTTTACATAAAGGGCACCAGGAGCTAAGAACCTGCCCGCCATCTCCGGGCGAAACTCACCCTTCTCGTCAAACATCTCGTCCGAAAATTCTACGCCAGCTTTTGCTGCAAGACCGACAGCACCGTACTCGTCTTGAAACTCACCGACAGCCTTTTTAAATTTCGGGTCGGCCTTGTACAACATGTTCATGGTCTGCGGACCAATGCCCGCTTCCAAAGTGGCCTCTGTCACATCCGCTAACATGCCCGGAATACCAAAAAGTTCTTCCTTCAGAACTCCCCCGGCCATCTCGGATAAACGCGCACCAGTATCCTCGGATGCTTCAGCAAGGTTCTCCATACGGCGTTTTAGGCCGGTAATGAACTCGTTGCGTAGATCCGCAGGGGTTTTGTCGATGTCGCGTTGTGCCATTAATAATACTCGCGCTTTCTGCCGGGGAGCATGTCCTCTAGCTCTTCACCCTGCAAGCTGATAAAACCACCCTGACGGAAGCGCATCAAGGCCATAGTCATACTATCACAGAAATCATCATGTTCGCCATTTGGAAACGAAGCAACTTCTTCTATTACTTCCTCCGCGAACTTCTTCGCGGCAGGATACCAAACTTTTCCTGATTCAAATATAGGAGAAGCCATATGCATGCGTGTGGTCTTGTCCAAACCGCCCCCGCCTCTTTTCCGGCCCGGTGAAAAGGTTATAACAGGCAGGTTAAGTAACCTCATCTCGTCCGCCAAGGGCGTACCACTCGCCTTGGCCTCGATTAACATCATGTCAGGTTCCCAATAGTCGTTTTCTTCCTGTGCAATCTGCTTCAATTCTGGGAAATTCCATCTACCACGCTTTGCGTCTAGCAAAATTAGGTGCTGATCGCCATTTCCAAGAGGCTCAAACACGCCCCACGTCGTAATTGCAGAGAAATCGGCGGTTTCTTTCTTAGAATACGCCGTATCATAGGACTGTATGATGTATTCCAGCTTTGGAATGTCTTCTTCTTCCCATTCGTTCCACCATTCACGCTTAATAACAGCGGTTTCTTCAGATGTGGGGTTCTGTTGCCACTGCGCGTTCCACTTTCCTAGTGAAAGTGACGCTTTTACCTTTAAAAGCTCGTCTTTGTTCCAAAATTCAGGCCACAGCGGTTCCCCCGACGGCATAATTGCAGGGAATTCCACTATCTCCCACTGGTCAGCCATCATGTCAGCGGCCTGCGCAGTCAGTAACCGGCCCGTTAAGTCCTTTTTTGACCACCTTGTCTGCACAATGATGATGGAACCACCCGGCTGAAGACGCTGACGGGGGCCAGATGTGTACCATTCATACGTGTTGTCATAAGCAGATGCCGATAAAGCGTCCTGCTCTGAGTGTGGATCGTCAATAATCAACAAATCTGCGCCACGACCGGTCATTGCAGCACCCACCCCCGCTGCAAAATATTCCCCGCCTGCGCTGGTCTCCCAACGACCCGCAGCTTGGCTGTCCTGTTTTAGGTCCGTGTCGGGAAAGATTTCCCGATATATCGGGTCGGCGATCAGATCTCGGACCTTGCGCCCAAATCTTACAGCAAGTTCGGTGTTCATTGTAGCCTGAATGATTTTTAACTTGGAATTTCTACCAAGGAACCAAGACGGCATAAGATAAGAAGCAAATTCTGACTTCGAATGACGAGGCGGCATGTTGACTATCAAACGCTTCAAGTCACCCGACGCTATGCGCTCAAGTTTTTCAGAAATGATTTTATGGTGCCGGCCAACAATAAAGCCTTCATATACGTGCTGCACGTATGCCATGAAATCTTCTTGAGCCAGATCGCGGGTCTCCAGGCGCTGTCTTTGCTCTTCAAGCAGCAAGACTTCCTGTAACACCTCTTTGGGGAGAGCATCAAGATTCATGGCCCAACGATATTACACTCAAATGAATTTATCAAACCCTGTAATATATACACTATTTAGTAACACCACACATCAAATATGGGGGGAGGGGGCAACACGATAAAAACTTATTTGCCAAATCCACCCAGTAACCCCTTGGGTTCGAAGAACGTGTGGCTTTACTCCCCCCCTCCCACCCAGCGTGGCGCGTGGTAGGCCGCAGTCAACACATTTATTCAACTCATATGATTATTTTTCGTCTCGCCACAGGCTGGGATATTTGCTAGCTTATAAGAGTCAATAAGGAGGACAACCAATGACTGATGTTAAACCCAATCTGGACTGCGAATACTGCTGGCTGATCGTCAACGAGTTCGGCGGCGACTACGCCTGTGATGAATGCGTCGAGGACGCGGAAGAGGAGGACAACCAATGAAGCATCTACATCTCATCGCCAAGGCTCTTGGCATCACCATCATCAAGACCACCTATCAGGGCTATCCCGGCTACACCATCACTGGGATGGGATGCGCCGAGGTGCATGTAGACACCGTCGCAGATGTCGCGCAAAAGCTGGCCGAGGTCATCGAGCGCCAGCGGGAGGCGGCGTGATGTTGGAAGCAAACAAGAAGCTGGCTTTGCAGCAGACCATCGATGGCATCAAAGCCTGTGTCACATGCTTGGAGAGCCAACTCAAAAACCCTGACGACAAAGCACTCATCTATTTTCTAGACCGGACAATACGCGAGTGCCGACATCTCAAGTACGAGATCGAGCTTGAAAGCCAAGCGGCAGAATGACAGAGAGGAGGCGGCTGCGGTCGCCTCTTCCTTATTTATTTATGACTGTATTTTTTACTCAGGACGCAGGCCGCAGAGCGCAAGGGATCGAGGAACGTGTGACCCCCGCCCGTCAATAAACCCACCCAATTCCGCGCGCAGTTAAAGGCGCAGTCAAGTAATTTATTTAGTTTTTTTGTTAATATTTTTCTTGGCCCGATCTCTTAAAAGGGGCATACTCGGAATATGGGAATTATCCCATTGTTGAAGCCATCAACTAGAGGAGAATAGAAAATGATGGAAGATGAAACAAAGAAGTTAGAGCAGAAGCAGGATGTGCTTACCAGCTTGCTGGAATTATATAAGTACACTCGGGGCGAGATCGTCCGCATTGATGCACTGAACCATTTGAACACAGTGTCCAACTTCGTCCGCGAAGTCATCGCCGAACAGAACGCTGACGTGACTGTGGCCCACCCGATGAAGGGAAAGCCAAAGGTTGCCGAGGCCAAGGTCATCAAGGCCATAGATCTGCTGTCCAAGGAATGGCTGTCCGCGCAGCAGCTTGCCGGTCGTGTAAATCTCAGCAAGAGCAGCGTGGTCACCGCGTTGATGCCCGCCGTCCGCAAGCGGGCTATCGTGGCAACACAGCGGATGGGTAAGTTGGCTAAGACCAAGTACCGTGTAACAAGCATCGGATAGATCGCTGTCGATGGCACTAGGCTCACGCTGGAACAGCGATCTTGTTCCTCCACAGCGTGAGCCATTTTTTTCTTCTAATGCCCGCTACTTTGGGCGAAGTGCGCAGGCCGCAGAGCGCAAGGGATCGAGGAACGTGTGGCTTTACTCCCCCCCTCCCCCCCAGCGTACGGCGGGTGCCGCAGATGCCAAGACTGTTTTTGAAAAAAGATTTTGTTAATATAAAGCCATCGTTAACCTACTTGGAGACATCGAACATGACTAAGAAATTTTTTGAACACGGCTACAACACATGTGAGCATCGCGATGAAAACGGCAACAAAGAATATACTTGGTACGAGTACGACGCGCGCGGGCTGGCGCTCGGTGGTCGCATGTGCCACCTGTGCTGCGACGAAGTCGAGGCGGACAACCGCAAGCGATACCGCGAGGATGTGTTCACTGATTCAAATTACTGGCATGATGAGGATCTAGAGCCAGAGGCCGGTGTTGGTCGCGATGAGTTCAGTGGATACTAGGAGCAACGGCGGGCTGAATCAGCCCGCCGTCTTTTTGTGCCCGCGTCCCTTTGACAGCAAAGGCGCGCAGGCCGCAGAACGCAAGGCCCGCCAGTGGATCATGGCCCGCGAAACACGGTTTTTTTGACAGCGACGGCGCGCAGGCAAGGCCCGCAAATGAAAATAGAACGGCCTGACACGGTACACGGTGCAAGAAAAACCGAAACGGAATTCTGCGAAATTCCAATAAATCCGAGGAAATAGCAGGGAATCCCATTTCTGCAAATTGGTTTTTTATTGTGCGGGCTGGGATTATTTGCAATACTGTTTTAACAACCCATAACGAGGAATCTAAACCAATGCAGATGCAAACGAGATATATAAAAAGCCGCCGCAAAATGGCGGGTTACACGTTTAAAGTGTTGAAGCCTGTCACCAATAAGAAGCTATTAAAAGAGGTCATAAAAGGCCGATTCAAAGGTTATCGCGTCCACACTCTGACGCTAGAAGAGCGGGCAACATGCCCCGCAACATGTCACCATCTAGAGTCTTGCTATGGCAATAACATGCCATTCGCACACCGGCTGGAACATGGTCCGGAGTTAATCGCCAAGATTGACGACGAATTAAAAGCCCGCCATGAAAAGCTGACGCTGGTTCGGTTGCATGTTTTGGGCGATTTTTGGTCGGTCGAGTACGTCGAACAATGGGGCAGGTGGCTGGATGATCACCCGAAGCTGGCCGCATGGGGCTACTCGCATAACTGGCCCGACAGTATCATTCCATTAGAACGCGACATTGGGCAAGCCATCCAACGGGTGAAGGATCGGCATCCTGACCGGTTCAGAATTCGCTGGTCTGATCGCCCTGATTTGCCAGACAGTGCCAACAGTGAAGCGTTAGCGCAGCCGGTAAAAGGTGAAAGCTTGATTTGTCCAGAACAGGAAGGCAAGACCGGCGGTTGCGGTGATTGCGTCCTGTGCTGGGAAATGCCCGCGCGGAACATCATTTTTAAAACTCATTAACAGGCGGCGGCGTTCCCTTGGGACGTCGCGTTTTTTTCATGCCCAAAATTTCAACCGCATCAGATCGCAAGGCCGCAGATATGTCTGAAAGCGCGGACGCGCAGACAGGTTCCGGCCATTTGTCACGCGGGCCGCAGAGCGCAAGGCAGTCCGCAGAGCGGTACAGGAGCGCAGTCTTTGCCCCCTCTTCTCGCAGCAGGAAAAACGACGCCCCGCCGCATCTAGTGTGCGACAGGTGCCAAGCAATTTGCGACTCGGCAATCCGGACACGGTTTTTCTTTATGACCTTGAGTTCAAGCCAGCACGGCACACCATCGATGACCAAATACACGTCTGGCATGCCAGTGCCTGTGCGGTTTTCAACTCGATTCCAGTGGGATTTCCTCGGCAGGTGCTGCTTGAATGACTTCCAGAGATTTTGTTCCGGCTGGGGCATGTTCGATCACTTCGCCTTCTATGAAGGCCGCAGGGTGGCTTTTTCTAATCTCAGCAAGACGCGCCGCTATCTCTTCGCGGGACAGTTTATCAAGCTGGTGAGTGTGGTTCTGTTCGCGCCTGTCGATGGTCAGACCGCCAAGCGCAGACCTGATCTTCTCTGCGTTGATCGCCGCAGAGAATTGTCCGGATTCTTCAGCACTGCGGGACAGTTCGTCCAGCCGTTTCAATTGGCCAAGAAGCGTGACGCCGTACCGGCGTTCTTTTTCTTCGCGCAAATCTTTTATCAATTCGACAACATGTGGATAATCTCGGCCATTCAAGAACAGGCTAGCCGTCTTCGCCGCCTGACCTTCTGCATAGCCAGCCTTACGAGCGCATTCCGCGTTGGAATAAACACCCTCGACAATATAGCGGGCAAATTCTCGCTGGCGATTATTCAAACCAGCGGGTCTACCGGCAGATCGTTTTTGCTTTTCCATTCTGCCATTATAGTTTCTGTCATATTTTTTAAAAGACTATTTACTAAAATATGGCTGGAGGGTCTGACTCCGTGTAACCAACGTAACGAGGGTGTAACGAACACATTGTTGCTGACCAACGGTTACAGAGCACTCGTTACGCCGTTACGCTCGTTACGCCACTTTTACAAAATAAAAAACAAAAACAAAAAAATATGGGGGAAACTGTATATAACCGTTTTTTCTGTTTACATAGCTGGGATGTTGTGGGAACATTCCTAGACATCAACGAGAGGAGACTTCTAAATGAGCAGAGACGATATCATCGAGAACGTAAAGGACGCCAAGTTCCAAATCGAGTTCATGGCACTAATGCTCCTGTCTGACAGGACAGATGAAGCGGCGACCGCATACGAGAAGGCACTGGCCAAGCTGTCAGAGATTGTAGGAGACGCACAATGAACCGTGATCCGGCGACCAAGATTCAGTTTGTCTGCGACCAGTGTGTTGGGACAGGTTACCAGCCGGTCAACAGCTATGAGATTGATGCGTGTCCTGAGTGCGACGGCACAGGTTTGATTGATCATCTTCCAAAGCGTCACAGTTATTACGACGACATTCTATATGTGAATGGCGACCGTTATCAGAAGGTGGGTTGAGATGAGCAATGATCTAAAAACCGTGCACGGCAGTCCAAGGGACCGTGGATCGGCGGACAGGTATTATGGTCGGCGTTACAACCCGCATTGGGAGTGGTACAGCGATCATGGCTGTCAGCGCATAGACTCTGAGCACATGACTGTCGAGGAAATTGCCGAGTACAACGAGGGCTGGCATGGCGAGACGGGCGAGAAGGTCTGGTCTGATCCGGAGCCGAGGGAGGACTATTGAAATGAAGACGTATGAAGTGACGATTCGCGCGACGGTGACGAAGACGTATGAGGTTCGTGCTGTGGATAAAGAGTCAGCGGAGGATTTGGCTCATGACATGTTCACTGTGTCTTGTGAGGGGCCGGAGAAGTATCAGCAGGACACCCTTGAAGTAGAGGAGGTAAGCTAATGGCGAGGATCATTGAGGCCGAGTACCATGTACAGGCCACACATTTCTGGGAGATCAAGGAGATTGAGGGGTGGCCGGTTGATGACGAGGGCCAGCCGCGTGATATCAAATCGGCACATGACTTCTACATCAAGTGGGGACTGCTGCATGTGCAGTGGGACAAGGATGGTCACAGGTTCGAATACGAGCCGACGAGCGAGGAGAATGGTGACGGCATGGACTACAAGTGGCCGGACGCCGAGTACGTCGATGGCGAGAGGTTGGACTGATGGAAGAACTACCGCTCGACCATGAGCCTAGCCTCGACCATTGGGCGAAGGGTATCGCCGACGAGGACGTAGCCACCGGCTACCACACAAACTGGGATCATGCCTATGAAGAGGCATGGCACGGGTTGGATGCTGAATACAACTACACCTACGAGTATCAGGGAGAAGAGTGATGGGTAAGGTAAGTGATTGGCTGATCGGCATGGAAGAAGATGCCGCGTGGATGAGCCGTGATTCGTGGGCCGCCGAGCATGGTGCGACGAATCTGCGAGTCTATGACGAGGTGCAGGAGGACATGACAGGTCAGCGTTCTCCAAGGAGACGGGACGAGACGCCTGAGATGTTGCAGGAACAGATCAACAGGCTGGAGGAGATATTCCGTGGGAAAGATTGATAAACGAAAGGCGTACTGGGTTGAGATTCAAATGCCAACGTCCGCTTTTGGCATCACCCATAACGTGAACCTGACTGTTTTTGCTCACAGCAAAGCTGTCATCTTGAACATGTTCCGTGACTACGCGGTAAGGAGGATTGATGTCAGCCCCTTCCACTGATCCCAGACTGATGCATGTGGCCGACGAGGTTCGTCGGCTCATGCGCGAGTTCGGTGATCTGTGTTTTGACGAGGCACCGCAGGATGAAATCGATGCGGCTTGGCGACAGTACATGTACGTCAAGCAGTTACACAGGAGAGGAGTGGAGTATGTGCCTCGATTCTAATCGGAGATCGAGGGCGAAGCGGAGAAAGGATGCGATTATAGCACTGGGCGGGGCATGTGCTCGTTGCGGCGAGTCTGACCCTGTCGTGCTGGAGATCGACCACATCTTGCAAAGGGACAAGGATTCCGAGGTGAAGAAGAACGGGCAGCATAATTTCAACGAGGTGAATCGGATGGTAAAAAGCAACCGTGATCCGTGTACCAAGTTCCAAGCACTGTGCGCTAACTGCCACAAGCGGAAGACCAGAGACAACGAGGATTGGAAGCGTCATGGATGACTATGAAGGCGTCGAGTGCGACCAATGCGGTGAGAGATGCTGGGAACATACCAGCTATTTTGGGGACATTCGTTGCGACGAGTGTGCCTGTGAAGACGAAACCTATAGAAGGGAGATTTTAGGTGAGTATATATGACAAGCGAGTGACGCGCGAAATGCGTCAGACCATGCTGAAGATCCACAACGATCTGAAGGATATCAAGAACACGGTCGAGGAATGCAACGACATGTGGCTGTCTGATCTGCGGAAGATGGATGCAATCATCCACACACTGCATTCCGAGTTTGATTTCAAGCCGCCGCAGACAGTCGGCGCATACTGGGCGGACTATGTCTTTGCCGAGGATGTGAAAGAGGAGGACGAAGAATGAAGGTCGTGCAAATCGGTGGTGTGCCTGACGAGGTTGAATACGGCACACAAGGTGAAATGTTCATCGACATGAGTTATGGACTCCCTGCACAAACGCAGGCTGCTTTGGTGGATTATATCTATGATTCGCTGGTTGACATGGGCAAGCTGCCGAAAAACTCGTTTGGATGGCGGTTGCAAGCTATCGTTTTTCCAGAAGACTACCAATGAAGACCGTCTGGGTTCTGTTGCTGGTCACAGGGTTTGGTGTCGATGAGTTCGACACCAAGTCTCTGGGCGGCTACGATACTATGGCAGAGTGTCATGTGGCATCGACTCAAACATTTTGGGAAAACATGCCTATTAATCAGGAAGCGCTTTGCATTAGGGTTGAAAACTGGGGCGTTGAGGAGAAAAAATAATGGAAGACAAACAACCAAAAGTGGGTTCCGGTGCCGAAATGGTGATCGTTTCAAAAGCGGTAAACGCAATGATGGATCGATTCGCAAAGCGGGATATTGATCCAGATCTGATTGCATATGTATTGATGACTGCGGGGGCAACTCTTTTGCTGGCCAACAACCGCTACAATCCATTATTCTATAATGAAGTATTGTCTGCTGCGCTACAAAGCGCGAACCAAGCTGTGGTTGAGAACTTGGATGAAGAAGAAGGAACGCAGCATTGATTGACCCAGGAGACGGGACATTTGAACGGCGGCTGTCGTTGGGGCGGTGCCCTAAATGTGACACAGCACTACCTGAGCTTAACCAGATTTATTGGCCGGTGCGTTGTTCAAATTGTGATCTAGAAATATCCATGAACAATGAATCGTGGACCGAGGATGAAGAATCGCTGGCTATGAAAGCTGGTGCGTTGGAATAAGCGGGAGGGGTGGCATCTCCTCACAGGGCGACAAGGGTAGCGTCCTCAAGGCCATAGATGTTGTTTTTGCACCCGCCCGCGAGGCTTATGCATCGGGTGCAACTATTTATAAAAGCCGTGCCGCCCCCTGCCTTTTTTAGGATGTTTTTGAGGCAGAGTAGATACGGTAAATCTATGGAATACCCCTTTTTAACAGGAGACTTGAATGGCAAAGGAGACATTACTAATGGCGACTGAGCAGGATATTGCGGGCAAGGCTCCGCAGATGGAATGGGCTACTGCGGTTCAGGTGATCGAGTGGTGCGTCGATGAGATGCTAGACAAGATCGCCGAGTGGCCTGATGATTATGGGCCGGGACGAGCAGATGAGGTCATGGAAGCATGGCAACGGGTTCTGAGAGGGTGATATGTTTGTTGCGATAATAGCTGTCTGCTTTGCGGCGGACGTGAATGGACTGCCGGTAAACAAATGCTACATGCGTCAAAGTGATGAGCGTTTTAAAAGTCTGGCTATCTGCGAAGCGTGGTCTTACCGCAACGAAGAGAGTATGTTCCGAGCGATGACGTTAGAGTCTACAGAACCGGTGGTTATCAACATTGTTTGCCGTACCGCTGATAAGGAACAGACATGAAACAACGTGACCCCAACTGGCATGGAATTCGCAGGCATCATGTAGTGCCTGACAAGCGTGACAAACTTCTGACGGATATCCATAAATCTATGGTGGACAATGTTCAAGATCGCTGCCCGCGATGTGGACGTACCGGTAAGATTGAAGTACATGGGCACTACCAGTGCGCTGCATGTGGCAGCGTGATCGACGATTGTTGTCAAGGAGAGTGCTTAACATGAGTGACAATGTAGTTTCGTTTCCAATTAAGAAAATAACAAAGTCAACCGACCCTGTGTCATTTGTGTGTGATGCTGCGGGCCAAACATTTAAGGATGTGGTTATCATAGGTGAGAACAAAGAAGGTCAGGTGCAGATGATTACAACTGTCCCTGACCCAGCAGAAGTTCTATGGTACATGGAAGCCGCTCGTTTTGGGATTATGACGGGAGGTTTAGAGGATGAGTAAAGATGGAAAAAGATCAACAGGCTTGCTCAACAGTCCTGAAGTACACCCTGAACCTGACGATAACGTCGTCAAGTTTCCCACATCATCCGCATCTAGCTGTGCTGGTGGCGAAGAGGATGTGGGAGATGAATCACCCACCGTTTTCTATTTCGTCCCTGAGTGGGATACCGGAGAAGACGATCCCCCAGTTGGCTAGACTGGAGAATTGGATTCGACTGCCTTACGGGAGCAGGGTCACAGGCTATCATGGTCCTTTCTTGTTTCCCGATGAGGTGGAGGAATTGTACGACGGTCAGCGGTTCGAGGATGATCCTCGAGCCTGCCAGCCAGAGAATAAATACAGGCCGAGAGACAACAATAATATAACATATGCGTCTTCGGCATTGGGGTGGATATGAATGTTCAATTTCAAAACAGAGCCGTACGCTCACCAGCTTGAAGCACTCAAGCGTTCGTATGACAAGCGCAACTATGCCTACTTTATGGAGATGGGCTGTGGCAAATCGAAGGTGCTTATTGACAACCTGGTCTGGCTCTACGAGCAGGGCCGCATTGACACTGCGGTTATTGTTGCGCCGAAAGGTGTTTACCGCAACTGGGAGACGGCGGAGATTCCCATACATTTCCCCGAGGACGTTCCGCACAAGGTTTATGTATGGAATCCGAATCCCAACAAGTCTCAGGCGCGTAAGTTGCGCGACTCCATACAAGAGCGTGGTGTCCTGCGCATCCTTCTGGCAAACGTGGAAGGGTTCGCGACAAAGAAGCTGCCCGCATTTGTGGGTGCGTTCACACAGAGCAGCAGTTTCCTACTTGGCCTTGATGAGTCCACTACAATCAAGAATCCCAAAGCCAAACGCACTAAGACGCTGGTCCTCTTCGGCAAAAAAGCTGCATATAAAAGAATCCTGACAGGGTCTCCTGTCACCAAATCTCCTATGGATTTGTACGCGCAGTGCGCCTTTCTTAACGCGGATCTTCTTGGGTTCAAAAGCTATTGGTCGTTTCAACACCGGTATGCGATGACGCGCACACAGCGCATGGGTAATCATTCGTTCACTGAAATTATTGGCTACCGCAACCTACCGGAGTTAACAGACAAGCTAGGTACGTTTTCGTACAGGGTGACGAAAGAAGACGCACTCGACTTACCTGATAAAATATACACAACCCGTGAAGTCGCGATGACAGACGATCAAGCACGGCACTACAGCACTTTGAAGGGCGCTGCTATAGCACTGCTCGAAGGAGGTGAGATGGTGACGGCGCCGGAGGTGATGACAAAGCTGCTTCGTATGCAGCAGGTTCTATGCGGACATCTTATGACAGATGATGGAGAACTGGTTGAGGTAAAAAGCAATCGCATACAAGCGATGCTAGACACCATCGATGAGATGACAGGTAAGGTCATCATCTGGTCACGCTTCCGATACGACATAAAACAAATTGTTCGTGAGTTGAAAAAAGTCCATGGACCGGCGTCCGTGGTCAGTTATTTCGGCGACACCACAGATCAGGAACGGCAAGATGCGATTCGTGATTTTCAAACGGGTGAAGCACGTTTCTTTGTAGGCAATCCACAGACCGCTGGTTTTGGGTTAACGCTGACTGCTGCAACGAACGTGATCTATTACGCCAACGATTATAACCTTGCGACGAGGTGGCAGTCAGAAGATCGGTGCCACCGGATCGGGCAGAACCACAGTGTTTTGTATGTGGATCTTGTTGTGCCTAAGACTATTGACATCAATATCGTTAAGGCACTCAAGGACAAGATTGATCTGGCGGGGGTGACCTTGGGAGAAGAAGTGAGGAAGTGGCTTGAGGTTTAACACCTTTGAACTGCCGGTTGCCGGCGTTTTGTTCCGATGTGGGGCCAGGTTTGAATTGATGGGGGTACAGATGACACTGTCCCGTATCAAGATCGACATATAGAAGTCGGATACCGAGCTTCTTTTGTTTGTCTGTCAAGGTTCGGTTTACTATTGAACCGTCTTTTCGACGACCTGCTTTTTTTACGTCAAAGAACAGCCATTCATCGTTGGGTGATAACGCTACGATATCGACCGGACCCTGTTCCATAACGTGAGTGAATACATGACAACCCTGCGATATAAGCCAGTCAGCGGCAAGCAATTCGCACCGCTTGCCATCCTTGATTCGGTAGTCGATTGTCATAAAGAATCCTTTTTAATCCCAGCCCGGTGTGTTAGGGTTGCACAACATAGCGTGATCCACAAGGAGATAACATGGACAATACGCGGTACAAGTCAGTAGCGGTTCCAAATCAAGTGCATAAAGTCCTGAAGCATATTGCGGGCATCGAAGGGCGTACGATAGGAGGCCAGATGTCACATATTGTACGGGAATACAATGCAACCTTTAGGGGGCACGGCGACAGTGAAAAGTTCGGCGAATACCTAGAGAAGATAAAAATGGTTGACACGATCGCAACTGATAAATAAAACCGACTGCACACCCGAAGGGGTTAAACTTGTAACAAGGAGAGTGAACGATGAGCGATGTATTCTCGCTATTCGAAGAAGAGGCTGCTAGCGCCAAGGCGTTTGACCAAGTTAGCGAAGAGGGGACTACCCGCCTCTCCCGTCTGATCCGTCAGTCGCAACAGACTGACGATGAGATCAAGCAGACGGAACAATATCTCAAAGACCTGAAAGCCAAGAAGCGCACCATCGACGAGGAAGACATCCCGTCGCTGATGGAGGAGCTTGGCGTTGAGAGCTTGACTGTCGATGGCAACAAGGTCTCGGTCGATAAGTATGTGTCAGCCCGAATCCCTGATGATCGTAAAGCAGAAGCCTTTGGCTTTTTGCGATCTATTGGTGAGGGAGACATCATTAAGAACGATGTCGTGGTCACCTTCGGTATGGGTCAGGACAATGTAGCGGGGGCCGTGATCGATGATCTTCGAAACCAAGGTCTCGAGCCAAACCAAAAGACACACATTCATCCTATGACTCTCAGGTCTTGGGTGAAGAATCGTGTCGAGTCTAATCAAGAACTCGACTATGACGTTTTCGGCGTTTACGTCGGCAATCGTGCTGTGATTAAAAAGGGGTAAACCAATGAGCAAAACAGCAATAGCAGAAGCCACCACCACCTCCGTCGCTCCGGCGGATCTTATGGACATGTTTGAAGAGAACGCGGGCGCTGGTCTTGAGAAGATCGGTTCCGACGAGATGCAGATTCCGTTTCTGCGGATTCTTCAGGCACTGTCGCCACAGCTTAACAAGCAGGACTCCCTGTATATTAAGGGTGCGGAGCAGGGCGACCTGTTCAATACCGTATCGAACCGCATCTATAAGGCGGACGAGGGTATGGTCGTCATCCCCGTGGCTTTCGAAACCAAGTATCTTGAGTTTCAGCTTCGGACTGCGGGCGGTGGTTTCGTAGGGGAAAAGAATCCGAACGACCCTGATCTCACTCGTACGACGAGGGAAGGACCGGCAGAAATCCTGCCGTCGGGCAACGAGCTTGTGCGTACGCATCAGCATCTGGTTCTGGTTTATGACGAAGCTACCGGCGAGTATGAGCCAGCGGTCATGGATATGAAGAAGACCCAGTTGAAGGTGTCTCGCAAGTGGAACTCGCAGCGTAAATCGGTGCGGGCAATGGGTAAGAATGGCATGTTCCTTCTGCCTATCTACGGCACGGCTTGGCGTGTGTCTTCGATTGCGGAAAGTAATGACCAAGGTAGTTGGTATAACTTCCGTGTCGAGCGCGTCGAAGATGTATCTAAGATGGGCAACGCGATGCTTGAAGCCAAAGAGATGGCGGAGAGCTTCCAGAAGGGTGAAATTAAAACGGCAGCAGCCTCGAAAGAAGAGATGAAGCAGGCTGATTCGTTTAGCGACGAAGTACCGTTTTAACCAGTTGGGGGTGTCGCTTGGGCTGTATCGTGCCGATTACAGCCTTTGTCACAGGCGGCATCCCCATCCTTTTTGGAGGAAGCCATGTCCCTTGCGGAGAGGTTCATGGCAGCGTTTGCCGGGTTTGGCGCTGCACATGGACGTACAGATATTTCAGAAGAACGAAGAGCCGGGAAAACAAAGGCAAAGTCTTACGTCGTCCGTAAACCTTTGACTGTTGAGCTTGTTCAGTCCCACCTTGATGGTGGCGACGGTGTGGGTGCCATCCCAATCAACGAGGACAACAAGTGTAAGTTTGGCGCGTTGGATATCGATGTGTATCCGCTTGACCATACCGCGCTTATTAAACAGCTATCTCAAAACAATGTACCGTGTATCGTGTGCCGTTCTAAGTCGGGCGGTGCCCACGTATTCTTTTTCTTTAAGGAGTGGATGAGTGCAGGTGAATTCAGAGACAAAGCTGCGGAAATTGCAGCGCTTTTGGGCCACGGTAAATGCGAGGTGTTCCCAAAGCAGGAGCAGGTTCTCGTCGAGCGTGGTGATGTTGGGAACTTTATTAACCTTCCGTACTTTGATGCGGAACAGACGATGCGTCCGGCGATTCTACCGGACGGCGACGGGGCCACGTTAGAGCAGTTTCTCGACATGATCGATGAGGTTAGCGTCGATCCAAATGAGTTTCGTAAGCTGCCAATTGGTGGCAGCGTTGACCTTTATCCAGACTACATTCCATGCGTACGACAGATGTTGGCGATGGGTATATCTGAGGGAGGCCGGAACAAGTTTGCTTTCCAACTTGGAATCTTTCTAAAGAAGTACGACGAAGTGAACTGGAAGACACTGCTTGAAGAGCACAACGCCAAGGACTTCCATCCGCCCTTGCCTGCGTCAGAGATCGTGACGATTCAGAATCAGGTTGAGAAGAAAGAGTGGGGTTATCTGTGCAGCGAGGAGCCGATGGCATCCTACTGCAACAAGAATGTCTGTCGCACCATGACGCATGGAATCGGCGGCGGTGGATCGTTGCCCACGATTAGTGGTTTATCAGTTGTTATGTCTGAGCCGCGCCTGTGGTTCTTGGACATCGATGGGCGACGTTTAGAGTTAGACACAGATCAGCTACAGAACCCACGACTGTTTCAACGGTGCTGCATGGAACAGCTTAACTTTATGCCGGAGCGGGCCAAGGATGCTGACTGGCAAAGTTTGATTAACAACCTAATGGACAACTGCAATCAGATCGAAGTGCCCCAGGAGCTAACATACAAGGGGCAGTTCACAGACCTTTTGGAGGGGTACTGCACGGGCCGTGTGCAGGCTGTAACTGTCGAAGAACTCATGCTTGGCAAACCTTACACTGACAACGAAGAGCAACGGACATACTTCCGCCTTGACTCGCTGATGGAATTTTTGCGGCAGAAGAAGTTCGATAGCTACACGAGGGCGCAGATTCAAGAACGCATCAAGGAGATGAACGACGGTACGGATTCGCACGGTGTCAAACGCTTCAAGACATCTGGCGGCAAATGGAAGTCAGTGCGCGTGTGGTGGGTGCCAGAGTTTGCTGCCGAGGTGTCAACACCTGATATTGCTGTTGCCAGCACGGAGGTGCCGTTCTGATGGAGACGACAATCTTTGGCCCTCCGGGCACCGGCAAGACCACCCGCCTAATCAGTATCGTGAAGGACGCTATCGCCGCTGGCATGGATCCGAACCGTATTGCGTTTATGTCATTTAGCAAGAAGGCGGCAGAGGAAGCTAAGACTCGCGCAATGGCTGAGTTGGATGTTGACTCTCGCGACTTGATTTGGTTTCGAACGCTGCACTCATTAGCCTTCAACTGTCTTGGCATGAGGGGACAAGATGTGTTTAAGGGCGCAGACTTCCACAAACTTGGGGAGCTTGTTGGCTTAGAGTTTAGAGCCAATGCTTCGAACAACATGTCTGATGGTGTGTTGTTTATCCCCGGAGCGGGCGGCGACAAGTATCTGTCTATGGTTCAGGAAGCACGGGTGCGCGAGGTTACGATTGAACAACAGTTCAACGATGCAGGTGATTACAAACTGCACTTCCAACAGCTTCGGGTCTTGGCCAAAGCATACGAAGATTTAAAGAAGGAGCTTCGTAAGCGCGATTTTGTGGACATGATTGAGGACTTCATCGAGCAGGGAACTAGTCCGCGCTTTGATTTGTTAATCATCGACGAAGCGCAGGATCTGGCACCGCTGCAATGGCGTATGGTTAAAGAGGTTCTGGTTCCAAACTCAAAGCAAGTCTACTACGCCGGGGACGACGACCAGTGCATCTATTCATGGATGGGGGTTCGTGTGTCGGATTTCTTGGGGGCTAGTGACCGTAAGGTGGTGCTCGACAAGTCGTACCGTGTACCGTTGACCGTGCACAAATTTGCCGACCAGCTTGTACGGCGAGTCGCTACCAGACAGGAAAAGATTTGGCAACCCGTCGAAAGAAAGGGCAATCTTTCGTGGCACCGTGATATCATGGAGTTGGACTTGGAGAGTGGTGAATGGTTGATTTTAGCCCGGACCAATTACATTGCGAATAAGATCGCCTCCCGATTAAAGGATGATGGTTATCTCTTCTGGAGAGAAGGGGCCGGTTGGTCTCTGTCACAAAATGTCCTAGACGGAATTGAGGTATGGCTAAAATTATGCAAGGGCCAAGACTTGTCAGCGGAGGAACTGAAGAAGTTCTCCAAGATACTGAACGGAAATGTTATTACCAAATCTGGGCGCAAAACCCTCGGATCATTAGACCCAGAACAATCCTATACCCTCGACGATTTGATCGCGCAGTGCGGTCTGAGCGCGACAGCGGAGTCGCCGTGGATGTCTGTCTTGAAAGTTTCGGACAGGGAGATCGCCTACATTACATCGGTACGGCGGCGGGGGGAGAAATTACTATCTGGGAAACCGAGGATCCGGATATCGACGATTCACAAAGCCAAAGGTGGCGAGGCGGATAACGTCGCTCTCTTTCTAGATTCCAGCAAAGCTTGTGTAGAGAACCTTGACCAAGACAGCGAGGTTAGGGTTTTTTATGTAGGTGCTACTCGTGCTAAAAAACACCTGCATCTAATTGAATCAACAGGATATTATGGATTTGCTACATGACAAAGAACAGAGAACAGTTTCTGCGAGAAGCAGAAGAACTAATCAATGGGCCAAGGGCCGAGGACTATGGGCCGGCGCTTGTAAATCATGAACGCATTGCCACAATCTGGAACGTGCTGCTTCGCAAGAAGCTGCTGGATAAGATCACACCAACCGAAGTGGTCGCCATGATGGTTGGGCTAAAGCTGGCGCGGCTTGCCGAGGACATGCACAAAGATGATTCGTGGACCGATATTATTGGGTACGCGGCTTTAGGGGGAGAGATATCTAATGACGAATGAGTCACATCAGTATCATCTGCTAGAACAAGACATAAAAGATGTCGCATGGGGCAACATAGACAGCGACTGGTCCCCACCGTCGTCATTCCCCGATCTTACAAACTACGATAGGATTGCAATTGATTTAGAAACCAGAGACCCAAACCTGACAACCAAAGGGCCAGGATGGTGTCGTAAAGACGGCTACATAATTGGTGTTGCTGTCGCAGCGGGTGACAGTTCTTGGTACTTCCCCATTAAACACGAGACCGGGAACCTGCCCCGGTCTTCTGTTATGGCGTGGCTAAAAAAGCAGATGGCCACCCCAAATATCGAGAAGGTGATGCACAATGCGTTGTACGATCTTGGTTGGCTTCGTGCGGAAGGGATTGAAGTACAGGGCAAAGTCATAGACACAATGGTGGCAGCACCGCTCCTGAATGAAAACCGTCGGTGGTATAACCTAGATTCGTTGGCACGAGATTATCTTAACGAGCGGAAGAACGAGAAGATGCTCCGTTCTGCTGCCGGAGAGTTTGGAGTTGACCCGAAGAAAGACATGTGGAGGTTGCCGTCTCGGTATGTAGGACAGTATGCAGAACAAGACGCTGCTGTCACACTGAGACTATGGGAACGATTTCGCACGGATCTTGCAAAAGAAGAATGCACTAGCATTTTTGAGCTAGAGGTTAGTTTGATACCAGTGCTTTTGGATATGAAATCTGCCGGTGTTAAAATCGATCTTGATCGTGCAGAACAAGTAAAGAAAGACCTGAAGCAGCGTGAAGATCGTTTACTTAAAGAAATAAAGGTAGAGACCGGCATCTTTGTGGAGCCGTGGGCTGCTACATCTATAGCAAAGGCGTTCGACGCTCTTGGGTTGACCTACCAAAGGACAGAGAAGACTAATGCGCCAGCCTTTACAAAAGCTTTTTTGGCGAACCACCCTCACCCGGTGGCGCAAAAGATTGTACGACTTCGTGAATTTAACAAAGCCAACACAACATTTGTCGAAACTATTCTTGAGCATTCGCATAACGGTCGTATTCATTGTGATTTTCACTCTCTTCGTTCAGATGAAGGGGGCACAGTTACCGGACGATTTTCTTCGTCCAACCCGAACCTCCAGCAAATCCCAGCAAGAGACCCTGAAATCAAGAAAATGATCCGTGGTCTATTCATCCCAGAGGAAGGGGAGAAATGGGGCAGCTTTGACTACGCTTCTCAAGAGCCTCGTTGGTTAGCGCACTATTGCGCAACATTAACGGGTGCTCGGCGGGATCCTCGTATTGATGATGTGGTGCAAATGTATCACGAAGGCAATGCTGATTTCCACCAAATGGTTGCAGATATGGCAGGTGTATCACGCAAGGAAGCCAAGACTGTGAACCTCGGTATTATGTACGGCATGGGTAAGAAGAAACTGGCCGGCGTTCTCGACATCACCGAAGACGACGCCACACATCTGCTTTCAGGATACCATGAGAAGGTGCCGTTCGTGAAAGGTATCGCCGATCTTGCGATGGAACAGGCGCAAGAGAAAGGTGTGATCCGTACATGGATGGGGCGCAAGTGCCGGTTCGACATGTATGAGCCTCGCTCGTTTGGCTACAACAAGCCAATGCAATTGAAGGAGGCGCTGGAACATTACGGCGGCAAGGGTATGATCCGTCGCGCGTTCACGTATAAGGCACTGAACCGACTAATCCAAGGATCAAGCGCGGACCAGACCAAAAAGGCGATGGCTGTTTGTTATTCAGAAGGTCTCACACCAATGCTCACCGTTCACGACGAGTTGTGTTTTAGTGTGAACTCCTGTGAACAATCGGAGAAGATTGTTGAAATCATGAAGAGTTGTGTACCAGACTTGAAGGTGCCATTCGACGTGGACGCCGAGCTTGGGGACAACTGGGGAGAAGTTGGATGATACCGAAGTGCTTTGCCTGCGGCTGGAATCTAATCTGGGGCGGCGACCATGACGTTGAAGACGATGAAGATCACTTCATGGTCTCCAACTTGTCATGTCCTGAGTGTAAGGCGTTCTATCTTATGTATCACCCAACGCCGCCATCCGATGAGCCAGACGAGATGCCCGATTCGGGGTCTGTTTAGCCCACTTCGAGTCCAACATCTGACGACTGGCCTCTGCCCAGTCCTTGGAATCGACCGCAGCTTTCATTTTTTTGAAGCCTGTTAGCCGAGGACGGCCTAATTGGAAGCACATGTTTGCGATGATCAATTGTAGCTCTTCTGACAACTCATTGAAATCATTATACAATAATTCGCAATCTCGTACAGTTCGTTGAATGTCCTCGTGGAATAGTTCATCGACGTGCTCCTGAGAGACCTCTGAGCCTACTTCGAAGCCGTGAAGCTCGTCATTTTCAGTAATTAGATGACCAATTCCGACGGTAGGGTATCCAAGATGGTCCAAATAGATCTCGAGCTTGCATCCTTCGTCGGCGGCTAGCTCTTTTTGCAACTGTTCTAGGTTCATGGGTTCTTCCTTACATGCAAAGGTCTTCATACTTTGTAGTATGAAGACGATGACTACTCAAGTCTCGTGATTCTTGAATCATCAACAGCTTTCTTATCAGAGCAAAAATCATCCTACCGCTTTCCTTCTTCTTGCGATTTGCAAATCCCGTGGATCTTGAAGCAAGTCTTCGACACTGACTGGTGGAATTAAATTTGCTGCGGAACCGGTTTGTACGGGGGGCGGTGTTGGAGTGGGCTGCGGCACAGGTGCAGCATCCGTGGACCGTGCTCCGCTGTCCGAAGTTTTAATCGCCTTCGGTATAGGTGTTTCTTTCGGAGATACGAAACGATCAGAATCAAAAGCATCTGAAGGTGGTTTTTCTGGATCATCCGGGTCAATAGACAAGCGACGAAGATCGCGCTCCATGATCCGCAACAATGACTTTGGAATATCGTGGTTTTTATCTTTAGCTTCATCCAGCTTTGCGTCGGCTGGGCTGTACGGCAAAAACTCTCCACGAAGCAATGCCTTCATTTCGTCTTTACCGACACGCTCTTTACGTAAAATTCTTTTTATGTCTCTTGTGCTCAAGCCTAAGTTTTCAAGTGCTCGTATTTGCACAGCCATTCTGCGGAAAGCGCCAAGTCGAGCTTGGTTCGCCGCGAGGTATCCATTTATATAGTCATTTTCCCCGGCGTAATCTCTGTTTACAACATCATTGAAAAGAGTTGCTGCGTCGGAGCGCTCAGATTTGAACTCGTTTGCCTTGAACTTTAAGACACGTTCTGGATCCACCTCTTGTGCGGACAGCCCTGTGAACAGCCGGAACAGTTCCCCTTCTGGTGCATACTTACGGCCCGTGCTCGGCTCTGTTTCGCTGATCCCAAATTCGGGCCGGCCTCCGAGTAAACTGCGCGGAAGTCTGGACAGCTCGATCTCAGAAACGTCGGCACCTACAGGAACCCGGAAAGGATCTAGGTTGCTTGGCCCCATTTGATTCAAAGCATGAATCAATGACCGCTCCATCTTCTTACCAAAGGTTTCCGAATCACGGTACACTTTTGCACCTGTCTGTGTCACACCGCCACGACCATACATAGACTCCGGCAGCACATCTCGCGCGACTGCAAAGGCAATTGACTCTGAAAGAAACGGTTCTGTCAGTTGAGCCAGCGCCGCATGCCCCGCTTGATATACCGTGTTAAATGCTCCACGTTGTAGTTTGTTGCTCTCATCGAGACTGTTTAAAGCAGCTTCAAATGGACGAATTAGCATGTCATACGGATTAAAGTGGCTGAAATCCAATACTTCAAGATAGCCTTTTTCATTTCTACCTAATGGTATGAAAGTAGAATCACGTTGATACGGCGCGGCTGTGATGTTGACCGCTTCCATTTCTTCAGGCGTAACACCAACAAGGTTCATTGCGGTGTCGCGAAGAGCCGGCCCTGCAACGTAGAATGTTCCAAGAGAACCCATGAGACGACGCATGCCAATCTCACGAATGCCTGCGTCATCGCTAGCAAGTTCTTTCATAGAAGTTTCAAGTGTGTTGAAACCCGTTCTTATTATTTCAGTAGGAAACGCAATAAAGTTACCGACGGGCAAAGCACGAATGTTTTTTACAAGTTGTGGGACTAGCTCGTAGTTAGGAACCAGGTTCCGCACGTTATCTGCTGCGCGAGTCTTGATTGCTTCTTCTATGGAAACTGCGTTTTCATCCCCAAGAAACTGCTTAAACCTTCTGGTCTGCGCATCAACAACTTTCTGAAACTGTTGATCGTCCATCGGGTTTTTGCGACGGCTGTTGGCCAGACGCTCCAACATCTTGGTATAGGCTTCGCGAAGTTTTGATTGCTCAAACTCGTAGTTGTATATTTTCCAAACATCGTCGCCCGCGCGATACGCATCAGCAGTTTTTCCAAGAAACTGCCACATAAGATTGCGTCGATTCAGTCGATCTAAAGAGCCTCCAAGCCCACTATCCTTTGGTCCGGTAGTGGCGACATCAGACACTAAGGCATGGTCTTCCATGACATTTTGACTTCGGGTGTTTGTTGCTTTGCGCAGGTTATCCTGTAGCTCCCGCAACTCCGCGCTGCTGCCAATGATGCCGCGCTGCTGAAGATCAGCCAGATACTCCACACCCTCGTCTGTCAGTCTGTAATCAGCAGACAAAAACTTTTTGTTAATCAGATCGCGTAGAACAATATCTACAGATTGGCCAAGACTTGCGCCCGAGCCAACATTTCCTTGCGCCAACGCAAACATACTTGCCGAGGTGACGTTACGAACTTGTGTGATTGGAGACAAAATTGTTTTGTTGAATTGAGAAATACCCTTCAACTTCAACATGCCACCATACATGGCTCGAAGTATGCCCCCTAAAAAGTTGTCGTCCGAAATGATGTTGCGTTGCAGAGAGCTAGCCATGGCCTCCGGAAGCGCAATGTTATGTAATGCCCCAAAAGCACTTTCAGACTGCCCTGGATCTTTCTTTATGATGTTTCCTGAAGAATCGGTTCTACCAATAATGTGATAGCCCTTCGTTCGCAAGTCCGTCATAACAAACTCTTCGGCGCCATCAATTTCCGCTTGAAGCTGTCTAACACGACCATCACCAGCGCCTTGTGCCACCTCGGACTCAAGTTGTAACTGTAGACGTTCTTGACGCTGCGCCACACGAGCCGGCACGTCGATGTATCGACCATCTAACTTAGGGCCGAGAACGTCAGCCGTGGCTGTCGGGTTTGTTTTACGAGCCTCTGCTAAAGCCTCGCGCTCCGCAGGATTTAAAAAGTCTTCGCCGTATTTACCGCGCCGGAACTGAGCGTCGAGCATATCGGCATCAGCGACTCGACGTATTATGGAGTAAAAACTATCTGTCGCAATGAACGTGGATAGATCAGACACCGTAGAAATGTAAGACTCTCGTGGGTTACGGACTTGCCCCAGAATTTCTTTAAGAACTGGGCTTTCAACCTTGCGTCTATTTAGAAGCTGAGTGTTTAACTTCCGGATTGGAACCTTACCCATGAACCCGCCCCAGCCGCGTTTGCCCATACCGGCGGGGGTCTTGGCAAGAACAAGACGAATGTATTCTCGCATCTGGCGCTCAGTTAAAGTATCTAATGTCTGTTCATCTGTTATACGAAGAAAATCACTTTCTTCTCCAAGCACACTTTTTATATGATTAAAGACGGTGTTTTCACTACGCCCACCTACACTGGTGCGAATCAAGTTAAATATTTCTTTTTCTCTTGCTGACCCGGCAGCAATATCATACTTGGGGTTTTCGTACGCCGCATATCGTTGCCGCAAATATCCGCCTAGTTCAGTGTTTTCGCGGATTGCTTTCATCAAAGATTCTCGACTCGCTTTCCCCGGTGCCGCAGTTTCAGGCAGTGCACGTACCGCGCCGGTCTCAAGCAGCCGGTTGGATAATTGGTCAATAATGTTTCGAGCCGATTTGTATGCGTTAAACAACTCATCTGGGATATCGTCTGGGCGCTTACCTGTCTCCAGAACGTCCATAAAAGCGTTCATCAAAGTTTGTTTTGTAATCGCTGTCTGTTGTCTCATTTCAGGACGAGCTAAAAACTCGTCAATCTTCTGTTCGACTTTTGTCAGTTGGCGGTCTGCTCTTTTAACATCACCTTCGACAGCAGCGTTGACCAGCGAGTTGGCTCTAGCAGCGGCTGGGTCAAGAAACCCGCGATAGCGAAGATTGGCGAATAGGTTAGCAATAATCGTGCTACTAAACCCAACCTTGTCGGATGCATCTAAGATCCGTGCTTCTTGTTTTAATATTTGATTGGTGGCTATCTCTAGACTTTTGCGGACAGCCGGCAGTGCCCCCACGGTAACCAGATCAGCAACCGTGGTCCGGCGGGCGCGGTCCAAGATAGAGTCGGGCGAAGATCGTGCAATAGGAGTTACGATACCCAGCTTATTCTGCAAAATGTCAGATGCTATTTCAACGGGGCGAGAAGCGCCAAACTTAAAGGTGCCTTTGAGTGCTGCTCCAAGCACAGGTGGTAGGACAACAGTGGCAATACCGGCCTCGACTCCAAGCAAAGTACGGTTCAAAAGCTTTGCACCAAGAAGCTCGAGCGCCGTTTCACCGACTTTACGTTCCGGAGACATGTCCGGGCCTAATTCAAAAAAGTCGTGTATGCCCTCGCTTTCATCTGACGACACAACAAAGTCTACTGCCGTTGCACCAACAGCCTGTTGGCCACTCAGCAAAAGTTTTTGTCTTCTGGTGAGACTAGACTTGCCTCTCCTTGCGCGAGTTAGCTTTTCAAGCCGTCCAAGTTTTGTGGCTTTTGATACAACTTTTGCACCGAGTCCCCCAGGAACGACGTACTGACCGACGACGTGTGAAATTTCACCGGCAAGAGTTGTTGCTTTTCCTTCTATGCCGGTTACTTCTTCAACCCCTTCGCCTACATCTTCAAAGCCCTTAACAATTGCGCCTGCAATTGGAAAAGGATCTTCTGTTGGAAGTTCGTTGTCTTCTTTAGGAAACAAGCTAGTGCCGCTGGTGTTGTACTTTACGTCATAGTACAACCCGACGAGTTCGCTTGTGGCTTTCGCACCCTCGTAAACACCTCTTGCGAGGTTGACCCCGATGTCCCCAAGAAGACCGCGTTCATCAGCTTTTTCGGGCACGTAAGGCGGCAATGGCTTATTTTCAGATGTGTTGTCGGATGTATTCTCTCGCTCGGATAAGATTTCCTTAATCCGTGCCGTAGCATCCTGCGCGCTTAAATCTTCTGGAAGCTCAAAGATCTCGCCCTTGTAATTCCATTTTTTCATATCAGAGATTTGGTCTACCAGTGGCGGGGTCTATAGTCTGGTCAGAGACAACTTCTGTTGCCAACTCGCCGTCATCGACGGGTTGCTTTTTCACTTTTATTTCCAGTATTGATTGTAGTGCCTCCGCGTCTTGCTGGCTCTTCAACCTGTCAAGGTCTAAAAGTCCCTGCTTTATCTCTCCCTCGTCATCTACGATCCCATAAAATTCTAGGTTGTTATAGTTACCAGACTCCCATAAAGCCTCAATCATAGGCCGAGCAGTTGTGCTTACGCCCGGACTTATACGGAATGCAGGTATTTGCTGCTGTGCTGCGGCCTCAGGATCAGTCGCTAACTTACCCAACAGCGTTGATACTGTTTTGGCTCTTTCGCTTCCATTCTCTACATCTGCAAAGTTCATTGACCCCACGATCATGGTCTCGCCAGCGGCGTCGGCTGTTCGAACAAGATCAGTCAGCTTCACAGACCCTTTGTTGAGGATCCAATTATTGAATATAGTAATACCTTCATTTGTCAGCTTGTAGCTGTCTGAATCGGAGAAATCGACTGTGCCGCCTTCTTCTTTCGGCACAACATAACCCGCAACATTCAACTCTCTGATGATGTCAGGAGTTTGCGCCGCCAGTGTGGCGTTCAGTGTCGCTGCAAACTTTTCTTTGTTGAAATCAATCGAGGCCCAGTTTGCATCTTGCGATGCAACAAACTGTATCAAACTGTTTTCAATCTGAAGATAACCTGTTGCTATATCTATTTGTTTAAACGCATCAGCCCTATCTTCTTGGCGAATCGAATCACCAAGCTGCGCCTTAAATTGTGCTGCTTGAATTTTAGCTGCACGGTTTGCAACATCAACGCTTCGCTGGTCTTGAAGCAGCGCCAACTTGGCAGAAGCAATCGCTCTGTTTTCTTCGCGCTCGGCTGCGCTGATGTCTTTTATGTCACGACCAAATGACTCAACCCCAAACGAAAGACCCCGTGCAATGTTTGTAAGCGCATATGGACTTTCACCAGCGGCAGTAGCTAACCCGGCCTTGATAAGAGACAGCCAGAAAGATGTCTTCTTGTCTTCGTTTGCAATCTGTTTGGGGCCACGTCCTTTGGTGTAGCCCAGAGACTCCATAGCCATGTCCTCAAAGTCGGCGAGGTTGTAGTCACTAAGAGTTGGCGTGTCTTCATCCATTGCATCAAAAGCATCTTGGTACAATTGGTTGACAGACTTACCGGCCACAACCACATCGTCTCGACCAGGCACATTTTCAAGAATGTTGTCTGTGGCCGCTCTCAGCCTATTAGCTGAATCCAGCATTGGCTGCGCAACTTTTGCGGTGCGGGCATCAACGTCATCGGGCAGCGTAAGCGGCTGTGTATCGGGCTTTGGTTTTGGCTCTGGTGTTGTGAAGGTTGTTGGTTCAGGGGCGGCTGAAACATCAAGTGGTCTGTCACCCGCAGCGATATTCAACGCAGGGGCAGACATATTCTGCAAGAGGCTTTCACCCGCACCTTGATTAAACACAGCAGGTTGAAACGGATTTTGAACTCCCGCCCCCGGAGCAGGGTTCGGAAGATTACGCATAGCTGCTTGCATTAACTCAGGGCTTGAAGCAAGAACACCAGTGGGCTGGCGAGATGCCCCCGGTGCTGTACGTGACCGGAACATCGGACGACTAAGAGGAGCGCGGCGCATAATTAAGCCCTTCCTAAAAAGCCAAGACCCTGTTGCGCCTGACCGTAAGCACCAAGACCGGCAATTCCAAGACCAAGGATTTGAGACATCGCACTAGGTGGCGGCGTTGTAGTCTGCGAAGTTGTTTGTTGCAAGGCTGGCACACCTTGGAAGATGTCTGACAGGAAGCCAATCTGTTGGAACGGCTGCTGCTGCTGACCGAGTATGTTTTGTTGGGCGATGTTGAGACCCGTCTGGTCCTGCTGTTGCTGCAACCCGCCAATGCCCAGAAGTGTGTTGATGTCCTGCACACCCATGCCTTGTGCCTGCGATCCCAGACCTGCAATACCTTGTGCCAAACCGCCACCAAGTTGCGCCTGCTTCAACTGCTGTGATGCAGCGTCCTGTGCAAGCTTTGAAGCCTGCGCGAAGCCTGCACTGCGAAGCCGCTCACCTGTACGAGCCTGCTGTTCCAGTGTGTTACGACCAATTTCTCCTTGAACAACAGCGGCTCGAGACCCACCAAAAGCTCCTGCACCAGCGGCCTTTGCGTTTGCAGCTTGCTCTTGTATCTGACCTTGACGACCAATGTCTGCCTGCGCCCGCTGAACAACGTCATCAAGATACGGGTCCATGTAATCTTGATACGCCGTCGGTGACATACTAGCACCGGCTGCGGTTTGCATTGCGCCTTCAAGCCCAGCCTGCGCCTGATCCAGATAAGGTTGATAAGAGCCAACCCCTGCGCCAAGAGCAGCCGCGATGGCATCCTGCTGTCCTTGAGAAAGAGCAGCCTGCTCCGCCGGAGCAAACGGCATCGAAAGGCCAAGACCACCATCGTCCGTTGGTTTAAAAAGTCCTTGGGCCGAGGTCAGCAGGTTCGCCAGATACTGCTCCTGAAACTCAGGAAGTCTGGTGATCATTTCTTGGGTTTGTGTAGCCATTATGCAGAAGCCTCCAACTCGGCCATCATATCATACATACGTGCGGCCCCGATATCTCTATCTCCGCCGCCCGCACCACGCACGGCCTTTGCTGTTACGACGAACTCACCGTCCGACAAACGTGCAGGGACTGAATCAGAAGTGCCGGTCCCTGGTCCTGTGACTTCGCCGCCATCCATGTAATTGAAGTTGGATATCTCGCGCTGATAGGCTGCAAGATCTTCCGGATCATTCAACTGATACACGTCTCCATCACGAGAACGGGCGGTAATGTCAAACATCTCACCTTTCGGAAACGGACGTTGACTTCCTATTTCTTCTTCTTCTTGCGTCAAAGCACCCAAGGCACCAAGGCTCCCAAGCCCGAGGGCTATCTTTTGCCCGGTACTCATGTCAGTAAACAGGTTACCAAATACACCAGAACCAGCAGCAGACTTCTGTGCTGCTGCTACATCGGCTGCGGTTACAGCCGGACTAACAGCCGCTGCGGGTATGCCCCCCGCAGGAACAGCAGAAGTAGAAGCCGCCACCGCAGGGTTTGTAACTGTCCCCGGTTTCAAAAAGCCCGCACTGCCAGGGAACATTTTACTCGCACCATACCCAAGCGCGCCACCAATCGCTGCGGTTTTCAAGGCATCCTCGACATCCTGACCTGCTGCAAGACCCCCGATTCCAGAACCGATGGCCGCGCCCATAGGCCCGCCAAGACCAAAGCCAACTGCGCCACCAATAACTGGCGCAGCTTTTTTTAGAATTTTGGTAAAGTTTTTAAACAGGCCCATCAGGTAACCACCTTCACTGTACCACTGTCATTATACAGAGCGCCCGTCTCTAGTCCAGAAGCACTTGTCGGTAGCCCTGTCAGTGTAATCTTTGTGCCCCGCATCTCACCGGGTGTTCTTTCTTGCGAAATAAATATCTCCAACGCACGTATCAAATCCGCCATGTACTGCGGATCGTAGTCAACCGGAGCTTCGGGCAATCTTGGTGGAGGATTTTGTACCTGTGCCACTACTGTCTCCCGTCTGGACGAATATCAATGCGCGGACTTCCGAGCTTCCACTTTGTGCCAAGTGCCGTAGAGTCAATGCGTAACGCAAACGAGCGCCCACGAGACCGGAGATGAAGCTGCTCCGTAAATGTTTCCACACTGGCAGATGTGATTGACCCCGTTGTGGTTCCGGAGTCCGTGTTATCAAACGAAGCACCAGGAAAACGACGCGACTTGATGGTAAACGAAGCTTGTGGACTACTAAGATTTGTCGAACCAATGAATGTAAGGTCGGGAATGACGCGTCTAATGTGGGTAAACTTATCGCCATCTCCTATGTCAATCGCTGCCGACTCGATAAACGAAGTCATGGCCGAGCCGTCATCATCAAAACCAAACTCGTGGTTAAAAATATATTGACTGCCTGCGGCAAGAGGAAAGGACCGTGTTCCGCGATCCAACCATGCCGTTCTAGCTAGACTGCCAAAGTACCATACCTTTTCGCCATAGTTGTATATGACATACTTGTCATTCTCTGTGGAGTTGGCCGACGGATAGAACCAGAATATCTCGCTAAACTCTGAGTTGATGCCAGAAGTTACCTTGTCAGACTCAGCCTTGTTGAAATCACCAAAGACCTTCTGCCTAACAGTGCATGGAAGCTGCTGCGTTCTACCAGCGTACACATAGAAGTTGTCGATACCCATCCAGTATACAACGTCTTCTGTTGCCACCGCTGAGTTTGGACCCATGATTGTAATGTTTGAGGCAAGCTGAGACAGACCAAAGGTAAAGGGCGGTCCAATAAAGCGCATGGAAAACAGGGCAGTGTCCGTCCACACCAGTATCTCACGCTTGGTTTCAACCGCCTGTACGAAGGTAGACCCTGCACCAAGTCTCAAGTCGCCTGCTGTGTTTGTGGCAGTTGGGAAGAAGTCTATCGGGTTTTCCTGACTGCTGAATCTGATCAACAACGGATCTTGTACCCCGTCGCCTTGTGTAGCACTGGAGTTTGCGCCCAAGCCATCTGCGCCAAAAACGATAACGTGCCTGTCTTGATCGGACACAAGCACTTGTTTTGCCTTTTGAGGTACGCTGGTCTTTGTGCCAGTGCGCGTAGATAATTCAATCGCACGAGTAGACAGGTTGTTTGTCCGGTCCCAGTAAAAGATGTTGCTATCTCGTGCGTTAATTAGCAGATCTTCACCGAAGTTATCGTGCGACCACAAACGTATCTGTGTTGTCGTCGTAAGACCACCAGATGCCGCAATACCCCAGCCAAAGTAATCATTGTCAGCACTAGCATTACCCACGATCAAAGTAACAGTTGCACCGTTTGCATGTGTCGAGGCTTCTGTGCCTGACTGCGCCCGTGTCACTGTCAGATCGTTTGTAGATACGTTGGTGACCTTGAGGATTTCACTGTCGATTAGAATGAAATCATCTGCCGCGATACCTGTGCCGCTGGTTACAGTCAAGGTTGTGTCAGAAGCAGAGAACGTGCCGCCTTCGTTGATGGTGGTTTCAAGCGCACCGGCTGCAACACCGCCGTACAAACCAGCACCCCAGCCTGTACCACCAACTGTCGAGTCCAAACCCACGTTGATTTGATATGCGCCTACAGTGCTTGATCCGCCGTTGCCTGAATCAGATGAGTTGGCTGCAACGCTGGCAGTAATCGTATAACTGTTGGCGTTAATGATGCTCACGACCTGATATTCGATGTTCAAGATTGCGGCTGTGATGTTACCACCAAGAGATGCTGCACCCGAAAACGTAACAAAGTCATTTTCAACTGCGCCGTGAGATGCGTCCGTAACAGTGATAGTTGTGCTGCCGTTTGTAGCGGCAAAGGTCACATCTCCTGACCCAGTTGTTAGACGAATAGGAGTGATGTCGTTAAAGCCGCCGCCTTCTTCAATGTAGTATTTAAGATGTGTGCCTATGCCCAAGTAATTTGATCCGTCGAGCGCGATCCAATTGTGTAAAGCTCGTGCAGATCCAAGATATGTAGAAGAGCTAAACTTCTCCCACCCACCAAGCTTTTCAGGGTAACCAAAACGAAAGCGTATCTTATCGCAGTCACGCCAGCCACCTTCGTTGGAATACGAGGTGACTTCTTGGTTTACACCGGGTTTGAATTGTAGCTTTGTTAAGGGCATCTACCACACCGTTATTTCAACATAACCTGTTTGTCCTGCGGCACTTGTTGTACTTCCAGCAGTTGCTGCCGCGCCACCCGCCCCGATAGAAATACTTAACGTCTCGCCGCCAACGCTATCTCCAATTACATATTTAGTTACTAGGTTTCCGTTGCCGCCAAAAGAACAAGAGATGTCAAAGTTGTTCATACCCGGTGCGCCACCTGCTGCCCCACCCGCAAGAAGAGTAGAGTCGCCACCAGAATCACCCGTTTGTGCTGTAGCTGTTCCACCAGTAGAGCCTCTACCTGACGCGCCACCTTTTGCGGTTATGCTAATGCTGAGATTTGAGTTTGTTACTGTTGTGTCAGATCCAACATTGCCATTAACAGTAGAGTTTCCACTGAACTGAGACGAGCCGCCAGAACCACCTCCACCAGACGCTCTGATTAGAATAGCTTTTGCTGATGACGGTATTGCATAACTAGATCCAGAAGTTAAAACGGTAAAAACTTGTGGATATCCTGCAATACCATCAATTTGAGTTTGAATGGCACTTGTTACTCCATCAAGATAGCCAAGCTCTGTGCTTGTAACCGCACTTACAGATACATCTCCGCTACCATCTGAAACTAAAGCACGAGATGCAGTAAGATCTGCCATTTTGCTAAACGCGATTGCTGCTCCAGAAGCAACACTCGCATTAACCACCGCGTCACTAGCAAGTTTTGCTGCGGTAACCGCATCATCTGCCATGTCAGCGGTAGCTATTGTGCCATCTGCTATCTTGGCTGTCGTAACCGCGCTATCTGCTATTGCGGCTGTCGTAACAGCATCTGAGGCAGGTATAAAAGATGCCTTGGTTATCGCTGCACCAGAGCCTGCTCCGTCTGCAAATATCCATGCTGATTCACCCGCAATAATATTAACGTTACCGCCGGAACCTTGTGTAAAGGTAGCCGTTTGATTGGTGCCATTGCTAACAAGATATAACTTGTCCTGATCATTTGGACTTATTGTAATGGTGTTTGTGCCAGAGGGAGAGCCGCCCAGCACCAATACCTTGTGACCACCATCAGACAAGGAACCGTCTGTTGTAGTCAGTGTGGTAGTTGTCCCAGAAAGAGATAGACTCACCACACCGTTGATAGCTCTATCAATAATGTCAAAGTTGTTGTTGGTCGTTGTGCCCCAAGTACCGGCCTGTTCTCCGGTTCCCGGCTTTTCAATGCCTATGTTGGCTGTATATGAAGATGCCATTTAGTTCACCACCTCTGTCCATGTTTCAGCGGTGCTGCCCGCATTTATTTCTGTCCAGGTGTCACCCGTGTGTGTGACTTCTGTCCATGTTTCAGCAGTAGCCCCCGCGTCAATCTCCTGAAACTTCAGATCACCTGCCGTTGATTGTACCACCGAAGTGTCAAGAGCTAAAGTCCCTGCCGATGCCACAAGCGTGGGCGTAGATGTTTGCGTCGAAGCAACACTTAGAGTGCCAACTCCCGCAACACGCATACGCAGACCCGCTGTGGTCTGCGTGATGTTAGAACTTAGTGTGCCAAGAACACCCAACAGTGTGCCGCTGGCTGCTGTAGCTATACTTGCAATACCACTGACAGTCATAGCCGCAAGCCGTATGCGGGTTGAGTTTGCAGTCAGCGTC